GCAACCACGAGGAAAGGAAAACGAAAAATCGTCCCCGGCGGCCTGATAAACTTCGACGATAGGGGGGTTCACATAGATCGATTGATCATAGACGACATGGACGTCCAAAATCGGCCAGGAAACATCTCCCAAGAAAGCGTCGTAATTAATACAGAACCGGTCGGCAGAACAATAATACGGTACCGTAATCTCGTGGGTACGTGAAAGGTTTGGAAAAGTGATATGTGAAAGGCGGGTGTCGCTGCCTGCTGCAACATCGGCGTTAATGGCCGGTACTTGTGGGGGCACCGGCACAAATGAACGGTATGACAAAAGGGAACGGATGAAGTAATCAGGAGCAACATTGCCAAGGGCATCAGTCGGACCACGCTTAACAACAAACATATACCTCATGGAACCTCTACAAAAAGCAAAGTATCCCGACAAGATATGCAGTGGATGTTTGGGGTAAGTAACCGAATTGAAATAATACGGGTCCAACGAAAAAGAAGGGGAAGTGAACTCGGCCAAGTAACACATGCGCTTGGTCAAATCGCGCAACGAGAAAATCGGTTCACCCATAGTAATAGCTGAAGAAGAAGTGTCCTGTAACGGGATATCTAACAAAGGTAAGGCTCGTTCTGACGCCTCATCGCGAGACAAGGCACGCGTCTCCTCTGAGGCCAAACCATGAGGAAAAGCCAAAGTGTTGTTGCGGATTCCAGCGAGGGAATAATCGACCTGTGGGCACATGAACATCAAAATAGGAACAGTTTGGGGCATCGTGTCCTCAGCACGGAGTTCATTGATAACGCGGACCGTAAAGATACCGCGGAAAAGGTTGTTGTTGGTGGACGAGTATCGAGTCTGACCAACATAGGGAATCTGGACGTAGATCTCGCGATTCTCAGCGACATCCCAAATGATGTTGGGAGTATTAGGATTGTAGATAGGAGTGAGGCCGCCAGATGGTGAGAACTCAATGGAAAGTCTCCCGCTGTAAAACGCATTCTTAACAACGGAGAGACGCACGAGTAAACCACCGCGCTCGTAATTGAAACTATCCGCAATACCAGCCCAATACATGTTTGAGTCGTCATACATGCTACCAACCTGACTCGTGAACAAGGTTGAGTCCGGTAGGTCCGTGACGCTCCAAGGCAGTGAGCGATAAAGTTGAAACCGAGAAAAGAAGTGGGAAAAAGACATGGGATCTTCGTCTGATAGATCAATCATAGAGCTGGTAGTTATTCCGTTGCTTGGACGAAGAGCCAAGACGACAGAATCACTAGATCCCTCGGAGTTCGTGAAGTTCTTGGAAGGTAGGTTCGTGACAAAAGTAGTTGCGCTCGCATTGAGAGGTTTTGAGTAGCCAAAAAGACTGGCCGCTTTGCCTGCTAACGCGGAAGCCCAATTGACACCTTGAGCGATTTCACCAACCAAAGGTACATTAACGAGAGCCCCGGAAATGTCACGAACGGCATTGACCGAGGAACGGACAATGTTGTCCGACTTGGCAATCACCTCCTGGGAAGACGAGGAGGGGTTCTTGCCGTGAGGAATTGGAACTGACAACTGAACGTTGTCTACCCAAGCAAAGACCGAGACAGTACAAGTCTCAGCGCCAGTGGTGCCAACAAATGGGGACAGCATGCGCACCTGGACGCTAGAGTAGGTGTAGTCTGGAAATTGGGTACCTTGCCACATGTAAAATGACGAGTAGGGCACGTCAATAGTAGCAGATTCATTCGATCCAATGTCACAATCAACATAAGGGTACGTGGTAAGCAAAGGGGTTTCACCTGCCTTTACTATCTTACGCACTTCCAAGTTTGAATCGTACGGTGTATGCGCCAGAACAATCCGGCCAAACGCGAAACGATTAGCGTTGACAGTGACTTTAACGTGGAAATCGCCGGTAAAGTAGTTGAACCCAGCGAATTTGTCAGCAAAACTGGTAAACGTTAACAGTGTAGCAATGTTGTAGGTTCCAATGGACGTTGTCGAATTATCAACAATCACGTTGGCGACCCGCTGAGGTCGAGCGAGGAAGGCGGAGATGTCATGGGATTTGCCTTCATCGAGGTTAGAACGAAATCCTCGCATATAACCGAAGCGAGCGGGAGTTGAATTACTTATATCAGCATCATCAAACATTGTTATCTGATGATTATCCATTCCTGGTCTGTCAGAATACATGGAGCGCGAAGAACTGGAAATAACGCCACGGTCAGATCCGATGGAGTTGGAAACGTGATTGGAATTGACGTCGTCGTTGGAACCAACGGCAGGAGAAGTGGATGAAAGGGAAGAAGAAGAAGGAGTATTGTCTTGCACGCCATGCGGAAAAACAGGACAATGTAAAAAAGTGTAATTAAGTGTAAGAGCGACTCATTAATATGCACCCAGGCGAGTCAACCTAAGGCGCGCGTGGTGGGAACGGAAACAGTTTATATACCGGTTGTTACCGTCATATGCCTAAATAGGCCCGGTGATACCCAGAGGTTGCGTCCCAGCAAACAACCATCCGGGGCTCGAGTTTAATGACTTCAGCAGGTCAAGGGGACGGCTAAGAAGTCGTCCGGATCATCGTAACCTTGTGATCGACATAGGTCAAATTGGTCAGACCACCCAAGGTTAAAGCGGATCTGGTCTTTGTGTTGAAGCTTAAAAGAAGGACAAGCGGAAATGGCATCACTCAACTTCTTTTGCCACGCGGTATAAGCAGCAGGACCGTGCAGACTTGCTTCAATAATCGAGTTGAGGACTCTCTGCTTGAGCTCCATGGCAACATTGGAAGAGTGTGTCCAGTGAACCATGTCCGTAAGGGTCTGGAAACTCAACGGAGCCACGATCTCGTTCTTGACAAGGCGGAACTTCCTCTTCAAGAAATCACAATCGTCGATAGTGGTGAAATCAGTCAACTCTTTCTTGTCAGAACCGGTGATGCGCAAGCCGATCTCAGCAGAGAAACCAGCCCACTTCTGAAGGTCGAAATGGGGCAACAAACCGTCCCTAATTCCGAAAAGTTCATCATCACCATAAGTAATATATCGAATGTCATTGTCGAGAGGAGCGCGACCAAACAAGCGATGGAAACAGTAATGTATGGAGAATACGTTATAAATGGAGTTAAGTTCAGCCGTCACAGGGCAACCAGACGGATTACTCCCACGCCAACCATAGACTTCATCCAAGTTATGGTGAATAGAAAAGATGATGTTGTTAGCAATCGCCCAACGAATCTTGTTGTTGCCAGCGTCAGAGTCACCAATCCAGTCAATGATTCGAGAAAATATCCGGGTCATGAAGAAGTGTACCAAAGAAGCGTCATAATCCCCGAAATCCGCAGCGACGAAGTTCTTTCCTTTTGCGGGATCGGGAGTGACCGCAGTCAGATGTCGAAAGATCACACCCCAATCAGACGAAAACACGTTGGTGCCAATGGCTATGCCGTTGATGATCTTGTTGGCCCGTAGCGCGGAAAAGTAAGAACCATAGTAACACCGTGTAAGGATCAGTAAAACAATCGAGCCGATAGAAAACATGCGAGGTCGCTCAACCTTGGAAGGCTCTCTCAACTCATCTTTCAGAGCGTCCAGGTAGATGATCGCGGGAGCGTATCCTCGCTTGACATCTGCGACAAACTTATCAAGAGCTACCATTAGTTCCGGCTTCAAACCAATGGGATGTCCTTGTTTATCCATCTCAAACAAGTCCCGCTTCGTCATGTTCTTCAAGTTATAAGGAAATCCGGCTGAAGTAGACATATCGATCGAACGCATGCAAGGGTAAGCATCCGAGGAAATTGCCAACAACGGACTCAAGACCTTGGCTCGATCGGGGGTCTTGGTAGCCAGAGAAGGGACTAGATAATCGATGATCTTATATCCAAGATCACGGGTCTCTAGTGGTATTTGTGGTTGTTCAACCAACATCTTCCGGAAGGCAGCTTGTCGGGGATAGACACGCTGACCGTCCTTAACGAATGGCTCCAACTTAGCAGGAACCCGGTAATTAACACTATCGTCAGGAAGATACTTGGAAATTGACGACCTACGGAACTTTGAACCCCTGTCCTTATATGTAATAGGCTCGGTACCCAAAGCACTCATGACCTTATCGACCACCACAGCATTGCGGGGCGGAGGAAGACGATCAAAATTGCCTGGGTATTCGGGCAACATGGTTCTCGGATCGTTTTGTCGGAGTCTGATGATCGCATCCTGGAGGATAGACCTGGTAATCACCTGGACATAGGATAGTTCGGTCGACCCGGCAGAAACGATGCCAATAATGACGCTCTCGCCACAACCTCGACATACGGGGGTGCCGCAATCACCGAATTGAGTAAGGGCGGGGATCGCGAGGGTTTGGGTCAGCTCGTAGGACGCAGTAGACTGATTGCCGACCTTGACTCGCTCAACCATCTGGGAACCAAACGAAAAGAAGGGCCGCTTACGAATCCCGGAAATCGGATCGTAGAAAAGTGGTAGGGCTCCAAGAACCTCACCTTCCAACTTTTCAACGTCAGTCTTCTGGACGAAAAGGCTGGTGATGTACCGTCTGTTACCCAACTCGTTGAGTGCAATCAAAACCGCGTCGCCCTGAAAGTCAGGACCTTGACACACAACTTCAGACATACATTCGCGAGGGTCAACGACGAGCTGCTCAGACGTGGACCAGTTAACCAACGTGTGGTGGGACTTCCGACTCCAGGTAGTGAAAACGTGTTTGTTCATCAAAAAGAACGCACCTCCGACAGCAAGGCCAGATCCGTAGATATCAAAGCGCCCATCCTCATCGCGTCCCCCCACCCCAAAGGTAGCACGGGTGTAGGTTTCAACGACTTGGGGATTCTTCAAAACCGAGTCGAGCTTATCTTTGTCTGCTTCGTTCACTTCTTGTGAAGGGCCGGAAAATTTCTCTCTCGCAGCATCATCGAGAGGGGTGACTTGAAGCGTACGAATATCAGGAACACCGTGGCCACGAGCAAACTTGACGCGAGCAGAATCAAATGACCAATCCTCACCGTAGTCCAAACTGTTGCCAGCCCGTTTGCCATAGATGTCCTCACTGCGCCAACTGGAAGTGTCGGAACTACTGCTGAACCTGGAACCATGGTTCGTAACAGGAGCGCTGGTGTACCACTGGTATCCAAGTTTGATAAACCGATATATTCCAACAGCGGCTATGACAGCACCGATCGATGACAATACACATCCAAAAACAGCTCCTGTGTTCTGCAGGAGAATGGTCTTGTATGGTTCTGCATTGAGCATGCCTAATTGAACGTATAGGGCGCCTTTGGCAACAAATCGGGAAAAACTGTCAAGGTAACTATCATAGATCCCGTGAGCAGTGACTGGTAGAACTTCATCCTCCACAGCATCTTCAAAGACGAGTTCCTTATCATCCAGAGGCTCATCTTCCTCGAGGCAGTCGCCCAACGTTGACCAGTCTCGATCAAGAAACTTTTCAAAATCCTCGATAGACTCAATATCCGTCTTGGGCGGGTGCATTCGGAACTCAATCACCTTCTCAAACAGGCGATAAAAACCCTGGTAGGTGACAACCTTACCGACATACTCCTTGAAAATACAGCGAACAATCTCGAACTTGGTCAAGAACATCCTCACTCGCGGAGGGCAGGTAGACTCGTTGAAGGTGGTGGAACCGTTGCTGGCGGTAACAAGGTACTTGGCAAACCCGTACTTCTCGGCAGCGGCGGCGTCAACTCTAACACGAACGTACAGGTCTTGACGCGAATCGATTGCTTCGGGGTTGGTCATCGAATACAGCTTTTGTGGGTGATTCAAGGTAGCAGTAATGAGACGTGCACGGCTGTAGACACCACCTTTAGTAAAAGCCATAGAAAGCGGGACAGGCTTGTCGGAACAAAGATCAAGAAAATCGACATAGTTAGGGTTCGGCGCTGAAGCTGTATCAGTAACACAACCAAAGTCATCAAAATCGATGATGGGCTGTGAATTGTAGTCGCTCCAAAACTTGTCCCTGGTACGACGGTACACAGCTAAGTCAGCCGAATCAAATCCGCTAGGATATTTCTTAAAGAACGACTTATGGAGCATGTTGACCAACTTCGACTTGCCAACTCTGGTGGGACCTTCTACAAAAATTGTCGCAGGTCTCATGGAGCCCTTAAAACCGACAAAGGCTCCCCGTTCGGTCAACTTCTCTTGGTAAGGTCTCATCCTGCCGTGAAGGTCTGTTATGGGTTTCCTCATCTTGGTGTTGTTGTGGTATGCTGAAGCCATCATGGTTAACTGGGCCATCTGGGTGATATACTTGTCAACTTGCGAGTGTGATTTGGCAAAACTCTCCAAGTCCTTCTCAAGTTCGCTAATGGTATTGTGGCAGTCAGTAAAGAACTTGCAGTCTTCTGGAGCGTAGTCACCCGGTTCATAGCCGTATGTTAACTTGTGGACGTAGTTGGTTATTGAGCTTATGATCTTCTCAATGAGAACCCAGAGAGAGTTCCAGCTCTGGGGGGTGCTAAAATTCCGCGGTAATTCCATTAAGCCATGCGCCATAACGACTTCTGGGTCTGGGGTGAAGCCCATGAAATACGAGATCACAAAACGCGACACAGTGTAGGCGGTGACAAATACAGACATGTGGTAAAATGGATCAGCAGTGTTAATAGGTCCAAGCTTCGTCTCAGAAAACTGGTTGTGAATGGCGTCGCGAACACTCTGGATCAAGTCAGTTATGGGCTTGAGGAATCCGGATGACACGCCAACCATTGCACAACAACCAAGTAACCACGAAATAAAGGTCTCAGGAGAGGCATACAGCAGGTAGGCACCACTAGCAACAATGTATACGATAAGCAACATGTTACAAATTCCGCCATACTCTGCGACCTTGGCTTTGACGGCGTCCCAAATGCCGCCAGGGCTAGGTCCTGCACCAGCTTGCGTTAACAACACTCCGAGACTCTCCTTGGCTTCAGTGTAAAGACTCAACAGGGACATCAACCGACTCGTGCAGAACTGGGTCATTCGCTCTGAATCAAAAAGCGAGGAGAAAAAATCTCCGGCTCCGTGCGGTTCGACAGAGCAATGTTCGGAACGGAAAAAGTCAGGCTTGTCTGGTCGTCTCAGATCAAAAATTTGGAAAAAGTGGATGTAGTCAGGGACGAGCACGATGCCATATCCAGTATCACACGCCACATGAGTCGCACTCCGGCAATTCCACGGGAAAAGCTTGATCCTCCAACGTTCGTCAATATATTTGATCGTCGGGTGAGAGAAGAAATTAGCCCAGACACGTCCGACACTACGGAAGATCGCAACACAAACGTGGACAAGAAAATTATGAGCGTCAGGTCGGTGTGAATTAGCCAAGTGTTTGTCAACATCAACACGATTGGGCTTGGAGAAGGCAGCAAGTGGCTCGTAGTACCACAATGGTAAGACGCTTGAGCTGACTTTGCGCGTCTTACCATGCGGCACCACTGGCCTGCGGTCTTCGCCAGGATCGAAATCGACATCGAGAGGGAAATCAAATACAAAAGGAAGACGAAAACAGTATCCTCCTTTGTACGCACCACTGTAAAAGTAGCGGCGAGGGTTGACGATTGCAAACAATAATCGAGAATCCTCCTCGCTAAAAATTGGTCGAATAGTGGATGAGTAATCAGCGACCAATTGTCGAAAAGTAAAAGGATCATATACCCCACGAATCAAATCACACACTCGTGATAAGATAGATAGGGCTTCAGATCGGGAACAATGGAGTTTGGACAAAAAATTCTCAAGAACGAGAGGTTCATCATGCCACCACATCCTGTTGCAATACTGCGAGGATGAAGGGCCGGATGAAAAGTCACGAGAATCAGAAGCGATGACGCTTCGAAATTGGCAGTCTAGTTCACCGAAATTGGTGACTTCCTGTCCCTCATATAAGAAATGGGTTAAGGAGTTCCCCTCCGAAGCACACACTCGGCCTCGGAAAAGAAGAGAAATTTTGTTGTTGAGCATTAAATAATATGCAGGGGTTTGATAAGTTGCGCGTACAAG